TATGAGTTCATATTCAGTAATAGGCCTTTCGTCAGGTAATGGAGTAATCCTGCATCCCTTTTATAAAGACACAAACATAGATGTCAAATGGGCGGTAGAATGTCGACGAGACTACTTAGTAGGTGGATATCCAAACCAGTTTCACCTAAATTTCTCAGACACTCCCTATTCAGAAAACCTGAGCATACCGGTAGAGTCAGTGGATGTTATAGTAGGACACCCTAAATGTGGAATGTCTTCAGTATTTGCTTTATCAAGGGGTAAAAGGAATACTTCACACAAAGATGAGCCTTCTTTAAACCTCTTCATACATGGGATACATGCTTTTTTCCCAAAATACTTCCTATTGGAGAATTTGCCGAAACTTTTAGACACTTACTCAAAGGAAGACTTCGCAGATATCTTTAGTAACTATAACTTAGTCTTCTGGAGTGGGTCCGTTTCCAGTTTTGGCAATTCCCAGCTATCCAGGAAGAGGTTATTAATAATGGGGATACGAAAAGACCTACCTTCTCAGAAAAAGGCTAAATTCCTCCTATCCAGGCCGAAGCCCCTTTGGAGTACTCAATCCTCAGAAGAGCTTTTGGCTAACCTACCCGAAAATGGCCACTTCAGGGAAGACTTAGATGAAGAAATAACCGTCTATGGAGGTTTTAAAAGTACGCTGCGGGAATTACAACAATACTGGAAAGACAATCCGGATTTAACCCGGTACAAGGCTGAGAAAGCTAATATGCACTATGCCCCCGGAGTTTATATCAACAGGGAGAGCTCTTTTCCTAAGACTGTTCGGAAAACTAACCGCCAGTTTAACCCTGATGGCTTACAGATGAGCCCCAGGGAGATGGCAAGGATTCAGGGTATTCCTGATGACTTCCGCTTATGTTATCCTGGTACTTCTTGCGACTATAGCCAGAAAACACTAATAAATAAGGGAAGGCTAACTGTTGCGAATACTCCTCCCTACGAAATAGGGCTATGGTTTAAATTAATGATGGATAGATTATTAAAATAGACCTATGAAACAACAAGAACCAGTTATCTAATATATGTAGGGGAGTATGGCAAGACGCAGGCAGATCATCGAAATAAATAGGGGCCTTACAAAGACTCATTTACAAGAGTTGGCAAAATGTGCTAGGGACCCTTTCTACTTCATTACAACTTACTACTTCGTAGTTCACCCTATCCGAGGAAGAGTAAAGTTTGCTCTTTACCCTTTCCAGAAAAGGGCTTTATGGGAATTTCTAAACCACCGGTTTAATATCGTCCTAAAAGCCCGGCAAATGGGCCTTTCGGAGTTATTAGGGGCTTATATCCTGTGGTTAACTCTTTTCCACTCTTATAAGTCAGTAACCATCATATCTCTTAAGGATAGGGTTGCTAAAAGGCTTCTAAGACGGATTAGGTTTGCTTATTCAAACCTTCCATACTTTTTATATATCGGTTCCTACTTCTGAGGATGCTGGTAGGTCTGATGCTTTAACCCTATTAGTAATGGATGAGACTGCTTTTATGAGATATGCAGAGGGAATCTGGGCATCAGCAATGCCCACTTTAAGTTGCGTTATCCCCTCTACTCCCATCCTCGTAAAGAAAGATGGGAAAGTAATCAACACTACCCTTGGGTTTTTTGCTCCTGATAAACTGGGGCAACAGGAGATTAAAGGCTACGAGGCCTTTACCCATAAAGGGGTTTGGAAAAAGATCACTCATGGGGTAAACAAGGGAGAGCTTGAAACCTGGTACGTACAGGATGATAAAGGGGAAACTCTGGGAGGGACTCCTAAGCATAGGCTACTCACTCCTCAAGGCTGGAAAACCATAGAGGAAATCATAGAAAAGGATTTATATGTAATCCAACGAAACGTTACTAGGAGACTAGCAAAGGTTAGACCTAATAGGGAAGAACTTGCTAGGGAGCCTGAAAGGTGGGTTACCATTAAGGGGTTCCCAAAGTTCCAAATATCCTCCTGGGGTAACATAGTAAACCAGAGGACCGGTAACATAAGAAAGGCTCGAGAGAATAAAGATGGCTATTTAAGAGTACCTTTAACTAGGGATGGGGTATACAGGACGGATCAGAAAAAGCTTAAGACTTTTATGAAAAGCGTAAGTGGGTTAGTTTTCTCTCACTTTATCGGGGATATTCAGGAAGGTCTACAAGTAGACCACAAGGATGATAACCGGAAAAATAACTACTACAGAAACTTGCAACTTTTGTCTGGGTCTGAAAATGTGTCAAAAGCTTACGGGAATTTACAAAACACCTTCACCTCATTTCAAGGGTCCCGTAATGGGGATTTACTTAGAAAGGGATTAATACTGGCCTTACGAAAAGAGGGGCATACTAAGGCTGAGATAAGTAACCGGCTAAGGCTCCTTGGGTACAACGTTACTGAGAAGAGGGTTGAAGGCATCCTGTATAAAAACAAGAGGAAACCTACTTTATATATATCGAAGCTAAGAGTAGTAAAAAAGACTAGGGAATTAATAGTTGACATTCAAGTAGAGGGGGACCATTCCTATATAACTTCTAATAATTATATAAATCACAACACGGGAGGTTCTGCGATTCTTAACTCAACAGCTTTTGGGATTGGCAATTTTGGTCAGAATCACTATTTGGGGGTAACGAATTTAACCCTATTAAGATAAAATGGGATTTACACCCCGATAGAGACATAGAATGGTACAAGACCATGAGAAGGTCTCTGGGGGCTAAAAGGACTGCACAAGAGATCGATGCAGACTTCTTAGCATCTGGAAATACAGTCTTTGACTTAGCAGATATCAAAGCTATAGAGGAAGACCTCCAGGATTCCCCAGTAATTGAAAGGAGGCTAGACGGGAACTTCCTTATCTTTAAACACCCTGAACCCAACATGAAGTTTGTAATTGGGTCGGACGTTTCTACAGGTAGGGCTGCTGACTACTCTGCTTTCACCGTTATGAACGAGGCGGGGGAAGAATATGCCGCTTTCAAGGGTAGGCTTCCTATAAATCGTTTACGGGACTTATTAGGAGAAACTGGGATGGAATATAACCAAGCCCTCCTAGCAGTAGAAAGTAACGACATCGGAGAGGGTGTAATATCTGGGTTACAGGAACAAGGTTATCCTAACCTATATTACCACATCCAGCTGGTGAAAGAAAGAAGGAGTTCCAAACCCGTGCAAAAGAAAGTACCAGGATGGTATACCACAGGGGCAAATAGGCCTCTAATGATTGCTGCCCTAGAGGAAGACATAAGGATGGAAGTTATCCAATTGAAAGACCCATTCTTTACTAATGAAGCATATACTTTCATATACGATGAGATGAATAGGCCAGTTGCCCAAAGTAAAGGGGAGTATATTGGAGATGGCTCTGAGACTTACTCAGATGACTCCATCATCGGAAAGTCCATCTGTAACTACGTAAGAAGAGGTAATAAGAGGTTATCAATAAACACAACACACCCAAGGTAAATGATATTAGATAGGTTTTTTTACACAACAAAAGCTAAGCAAAACTCTCCCAAAGATAAGGAGAAGGCGGATAGCATAAAGGAGATAACTCCAGATAAGTACTCTGGAACGAAGATTCCAACTAGTCGAGTGAGTTTACCTGACTACAAGTCTTCCTTCGTATGGGTTAAAGGGGCTTTAAGTTTCGTAACCCCCGATTTCCAGTACGAATACATCCCAGTAATTAGAAAACTGTTTAAGACTAACTCTTCCGTGTTTAGGTCTACAGTCACACTGACGGAACTTATCAATTCTGGGTTTACGGTAGAATTCGACTCCTCAGTAAACGATGATACAAGACGAGAGATAAACCAACACTTAAAAAAGGTATATAAGAAATGGGCACTAGGAACTGCAGGTATACATGGGATCATTAACAAGATGATCACTCAAATCTACATTGGTGGTGCCTTGTCTGTGGAATGGGTCTTAAAGAAGGACCTAACAGGAGTCGATTACCCGGCTTTCATAAACCCCGAAAGTATCCGGGCATTATACTCCTCCTCCACAGGTAGGTACGAGTTTTATCAAGTCCCCAACTACTGGGATCCTAAAGTCCAAAAAGGTGGGATAGACGCAGGGGTAAAACTTAATCCAGTAACTTATCAGTATTTCGGTTTATTTACAGATGAAGAAAGTCCGGTGGGTACTCCTCCGTTTCTTTCTGCCCTGGACGATGTCCAAGCCCAGTTGAAAATGCTACGTAATATCGGCTTCGTAACAGATCAACTGGGAATTATGGGCTTTCTGGAACTCTTACTCGATAAACCTCTCCAGAAAGAGGGAGAAGAGGATGAGGCTTACATCCAGAGATTGAATTCTTACTTAAACAGAGCTAAGGTAGCTATTAAAGATGGGGTAAAAGACGGAGTAGTAGCCGGGTTCAGGGACGAACATGAGTTTGACTTCCATTCTTCTACTAAAGACACTTCTGGGGTCGCAGACATTTTCAATATAAATCAAAGGATGGTATCAAACGGCCTCCTCTCTCCTTCTCAGTTTTTGGGAGGACAATCTACAGGGGCTGAAACTGGGTTGAACATTATCTTTACAATGCTCCTTTCCCAATTAAATAACATACAGAAGTACATCGCAGAGGCTTTAGAAAAGGGGATCTGGTTTGAGCTAACCCTAGCTGGGTTTAAATTTGACTGGTTAGAAGTCAAGTTCAATAAATCCACTGTCTCAGATACTCTCAAGGAGGCTCAAGCAGAAGAGATCAAGGTTAGAAACTCTAATCTCTTATATGCTGCTGGGATTATATCTCAACCCACCTATGCTAACAGACATGGCTATGATGCCCCTGACCAGGAAGAACCTAGAGTGGAGATTGATCCTGCTAAAGTCCAGGCAGATGCTGTCGCAAAAGATAACAAACAAGACCAGGATAATAAATCAAACAAGAAGACTAGGGACAAGAGTAAGACTCAGCCCAAAAATAATAAATAGCTATGAAAAAAATACCAAAGATTCTTCAATTAACTATGTCTAGTGGGCATAGCTTGATTTTCGGGAATTCCCCCGGAGGGGAACACTTAGCCACTATTACGAAAGCTATAGCGGCAGGGTCAACCAGTGGCCTAGAGTCACTTGGCTTATTTGATTCTACCTCTCCTAATTACACCACTTTTTACCCAGATGCTTCTGCCGAAGACTGGACTCCTAAAGACGAGGATTTTGTATACCCATTATTCAGGTTATTTTCAGAAACTATCGTAGTTAAGTGGGGGACTCCCATTGACTTCTCTAAAGAGGGCGTAGTTTCTTCTTCTATAGGAAAACTGGTTGGAGCAACATTAAACCCCGACCATGAGAGTAAATCTGTAGGAAATGCTTTAGGGGCAATTAAGGAAGTAGAATGGCAAAAGGGCTATACTGCTAATGGGGTTAAAGTCCCTGCCGGGGTTCTAGGAAGACTAAAGCTAGATGCTAAGTCTAATCCCCGTATTGCTAGAGGAGTTATGATGAACCCTCCTAGTATACACTCTATCTCTGTTACAGTCCGCTTCGATTGGGAAAAATCCCACCCAGATATGGAAGATTTTTGGGAGAAGGTGGGCAGCTATGACAAAGATGGAGAGCTTATCAGATTGATAGTATCAAATATCATATCCTATCCAGAAGTATCCCTTGTACATCATGGAGCTGATCCTTATGCCCAGAAGGTGGATGACAACGGGATTATTAACAATCCTAAATACGCTTCTACTGTTTATTCCTTGAGTGCTGAGGAAGATAAGCAGGGGGGCCTACACTGCTCCCTAGATTTCAAGGGACTATGCTCTATGACAAACGAGAATCCTATTTTTAATAAACAAAATTCAAATACGATGGACCTTAAACAAATGTTAACAATTTTGGGCTTGGCAGAAGATGCCTTTGCAACTCAGGAAGAGTTAGTAGCCCACTTTAAAGCCCTTGAGGCATCTCACTCGGCTTTAAAAGGAATCGCTAAAAAGCTATCTTTGGATGAAGATACCGGATTAGTTGACGACACTATGGGTACCGCTATCCAAGATCTTATGGATAACCAACTCCCCAAGGACGCTAAACTCATAACTCCTGAGGTTGAAGCTTTGGTAACTGGAGTACGTGAGCACTTCGGAGAAGGCGTTATTGACTTCGAAGCTAAAGCTGCCTTGGCTTCTGATGGAGAAGCTTTCCTTACCTCTTTGAGGGACGATGCTGCTCGCCTATATAAGCTAGTTGCTGGGGAAGAAAAAGCTGATGCTACTATCCTTAAAACCATTGAAAACGCTTCACTGGAGGAGGCTAAATCTTTCAAAGCTATGTATGAGGGACTGGCTGATTCTACTGCTCCCCTGACCTGCCAAAAATGTGGTAGCTCAGACGTTTCTAGGGCTTCTTTCAAGAAAGATCCTAAAGATCCTAAAGAAAACAGCTTCGAAGATACTAAAAAAGAGATCGTCGATAAACATAAGCGTAAAGCTTCCGACGTACATGGGGAGTAATACTTCCTTGCTTTTTACAAGTACTAACTGTCTTATTAATGAATAATCATAATTAAAAACACAATACTATGACTTGGACATTAGGTGGAGGAACAAAATCCACAATCTTTAAATCAGAGTCTCACAAGCTTTTTCAAGAGTTCGAGACCGGCGGTACTATCCATAAAGGACAACCCGTTTTATTAGAACCCGCAACTGGAAAAGTTCTACCTTCTCCAGGTACTGCAATGGACAAAGATGATACTATCGGTATCTCTATCCACGAGGGTGATTCCATTTATGGAGACACTGTAGTGGTAATGATGAAAGCCTTCGCAATCATTAAATGTAAACTGGAATCAGATGCTACTGCCGGTAAGGTACAGTATGCTGGTTACGATACAACAGAGGGTTATCCTGGTAATCAGAAGGAATTTGCTGGTTACAACCTTGTTAAGCAAGCTGCCGACACTACCCTTATGTGGGGTTGGGCTTTACAAGCTGGTGTAGCTGGTGACATTGTAGACGTAGCTGTTTCTGTCTAAACTAGGCCTAGCCTATTACTTTGAATTAATTTTGTTTGAACGCAATAAATACATAAACAATGGATATTAAAAAATTCCAATCGTCCGAGTACAAAGATATTCGGCCCCTCGTAAAAGAGGCAGAAGCTATGCGAGTAGATGCGAATACCCCTGTTGATGTTACTTTTGCCGAAATGGTGAAAGCAAAACATGGCATCGGTATAAATGATTTCTATGAGTCCCTTGGAGTGGACCTCGCCTTTGACACAATCTCTAACCTGTTTACGTCTCCTGATGCAGACGTTCGTTGGTTAATTCCTGAAATTTTCCGTGATGCACTCCGCCTGGGCTATCGTAAAGCTCCAATCTGGCCAAATATCACTGCCGTTGAAGAAAATACAACAGGCCTTTCACAGATCGTTCCTTCGGTTAATATGAGCGATGCTACCCCTAAGAAAGTTGGGGAAGGTGAAACTATCCCATTGGGAACCATCTCTTACCAGTCGAAACAGTTCTCCATCCATAAGTATGGAAGAGGAATCAAAATTACTGACGAGGTTGCCCAGTATGTTTCACTTAATGTAGTTTCCTTGTATCTCCAGGATTTCGGAGTTAAGATGGGTATGGGGGTTGACACTCTCGCTATCGATACTCTTATCAATGGAGAACAGGCTAACGGCTCTGAAGCTGCTCCTGTTATCGGAGTTAAAACTGCCGGAACTCTTACTTTCCGCGATATTCTTAAAATGTGGATCAGGATGAGTGCTATTGGCCGTATGCCTAGCATTATGGTTGGTGGAGAAGATATGGCTCTTGAAACTTGGGATCTCCCAGAATTTAAGAAGCGTACCACAGGTGGCCAAAACCCAGAGGGTTCCCCTGTTGCTAAGTTGAATGTAAAAACTCCTCTCCCACAGGGGGCTGATTATTACATCCATGGATTGATCAGTGACAACCAACAATTGATTGTTGATCCAACCTCTTCTTTGATTAAGCTTAATGCTCAGCCTATGAAAGTTGAATCTGAAAGGATCGTTTCAAACCAAAGCTCAGCATTTTATGCTTCCTTCACAACCGGTTTTGCTAAGATGTTTACTGATGCCTGCTTAATCCAGGACACCAGTAAAGACTTTGCAAACTTCCCATTCCCACCTGAAATGGACTACTATTCACTCCAACACGTCCTGATGGACTAGGAAATTTTCATAATGATAGAATAAGGGCCCTTGGGAGGCCGGTAGACCACTCCCTTGTTGGGCCCTTTTCTTTAATCTTTAAATATTAAACAGAAGCAATATGGCAAAAGTATCAGTAAAATTGGGAAAGAATGCTAGGCATTTTTATGACCTAAGCACTAGGACATCTGCCTTCCCCGGAGAAGTCGTTAAAATGGATTTTAACAACTCTCGCGTTAAAGCTGCTTTAGCAGTAGGAACCCTAGTAAGGGCAACTAAGGACGAGATCAAGGGTAAGAAAGAACCCGAAGAAATTCAGGATCCTTTAATGGAGAAGACTCGTAACGAGATCATGGAAGAGTATGGGTTCTTAACAGAACAAGATTTGGAAGTAGCTGAGAAGCAAAAAACCAAACTTGACCTGGTTAAGTTCCTCCGCTCAGTTGAGGAAGACTACCCTGAAGAAGACTAAATCATGGCCAGTAAGTTCTACTCTATAGCGATGAAGTTTGTGGGGTTAGATTTGACCCTAACAGATGCTACTGTGTATCCTGTAACGGCTACTCCTAATGCAACTTCTTGGGTGATCGATTCTCCCGCTTACGGGACCTCACCCATTGAGTCAGATGATAACCCCTTTACTCTTACACTAGCTCCAGCCAGGTACTTCCAAGTACAGTTGAAGTTAAAGAGTACAGACGAGATCGTAGCTAGGGTAGAACTTACCACTACTAATACTGGGATAATCATATTTCGGGATATTGGACAAACTGTTGCCCTATTAACTCCTGGATACGAACTAGACCAGGATACATTCGATGCCCTGAAAAGGAAATGGCAAGCAATAGTAGGCCCGGTAGCCGGAGTCCCAATAGAAGACACTTACAATGAATTAGTATACCCCCACCAAGCAAACCTCCTAATCTCTTACCTAATAGTCCGGGATTTGATGATGATAGCTGCAACCTCTACTGCCTTAGATGCCAGTGGAGGCGCTGGTGTTAGTACTAAGATAGTGACAGGTCCCACTGAAGTTGACTTCGCAGACCCCACCACTACCCTCCGTACTATCCTTGGAGATGGTATGCCTTTCGAAATATTTATGTCTCAGCTATGTGGATTAGCTTCCCTATACCATATCCACTTCCACGGGTGTGACGATTCTCCTACAGTGATCTCGGTTATGTATAGCTCTGACAGTTCTTATGAACATAAATACCTGGTCACTCCTGAGTTTCAGAATAAGTTATGACAGTACCCTGGGCTAAGTTTAACAAAATCCTAAAGGACTTTTCTGAAGAGAACTTTAATGAGGTTCTAGTTTGGAAAAAGAAAATAGGGGGGATTTCTAGATATGGAGAGGGAGACAGTTTCCAGACCAAATCTTACAGTGTCCCTTGTCTCGTGGATTATAACTACTACGCAAGATGGCCTGCTGATAAAACCTATTCTACAGGAACAGTCGACAGAGAAGATTGCGCAGTCTATATGCACAAAGATAAGCTAACTGAGCTAGGGCTATTGAACCAGGCAGGAAATGCAAACATTGAAATAGGAAATGACCAATTCGAAATAAACGGGGTTAAATACCTGGCAGGAGGAGACACAGATGTAGCTCAGACCTCTGGCTCTCCCCAGTTATTCCTACTCATCTTAAAACGAGCCCCAGGATTATCTGGGAAAGAATCAAGACCATAGATGGCATTTAGCTTCTCTTCATATCAAAAGAGCTTAGGGGTTAGGTCTCCTATCGGGGATGTAGAATTTGAATTTACGGGAGATTGGGTAAAGCTGGATAAGTTTCTAAGGTATTTAAGTGGGCGTAGTACTGGGCTAAGCCTAAAGAGAGACTTAGCTAAAGCGCAAAGGGATTGGTTACAACGCTATAAAATAAAATTAGTAGGGGGCTTATTATCTGAAGGTACATCCGTAGGGATGCCTTTTGAAGAACACTCCCCCGGGTATAGTCGCCCAGGCTTCTCTGTAGGCCACAAATCTGGGGTATATCTAGACGCTCTAAGGAATCTACGAATAATACAAAAGGGATACTCAGTGTCTCTAACTTACAGCCCTGGAGACCTAAACCGGAAGTCTTTTAGGGGAGGGTACAGGCTAAACAAATATGCTCTGATATTCGAAGGTGGTAAATGGAACCAACCCGCTAGGCCTCTATGGAATGCAACCTACAGTAAAATGGGGGGACATCGTAACCTTACTAAGAATCTCTTGGGAGCAATTGGTAAAAGATTGGATAAACTAGGCATAAGGTAATGGGATTACAAATACAGCATATCGATAGAAGTATATTCGAAGCTATTCGGCTGAAGGCAGTAGCAGCGGGAGTAACCCCAGATATAACTACCTTCCCAGACTCGCCTGCTGGGTTGGAACAGTACAAGGTTGCTCTAGCTCAGATACAGGCTACTAAGGGCTTCGCTTTTGAGATCTTTGGTACGGAGGCAGCTTTCCATAGAGGAGAGGAAAAATATGCTAGGATAGTCCTGGACTTTAATACGTTAGTACCGGGGGATACGGGTTTGGATGCAACCCCCCAGGTAGACTCCGATACGGGGGTCACTACTATGACTCAGGCTCTGACATATGAATATTACTTAGACTGTTCCTTACTAGCCGAAAACCAGGAAGTACTTAGGACAGGGCTAGAAATCATCTATGGAGCTCTTCCCGTACTAGGGTACATAGGGTTTTACTCTGAAGTTACAGAACCAGACTTCCTAGTAAAGTTAGACTCTACAGTCTCTCTTCCTAAAGAGAGCCTCGGGATGCTAGGTAGGATGATAACCTATATGGTCCCGGACGTAATCCTCATGGGAGAAGAGGTTATAGGTACTCAGCCTCCCATTAATGAAATTACAGTTGAGATCACTCTATCCAATTATTTGGGTATCTCGGCTGACCCACATAGAACAGAAATTATTATTTCATAACATAAATCTCTTATCATGGCAAAAAATACAGCCCACCTTAAATTCAACGTGTCAAACGTATCAGCTATAGAACCTACTGTTCCCCTGGGGATCATGTTTGTAGCTGGTGAAACAGAGTATGGGATTCCAAATAACCCCGAAGATGTTATCACTTCTGTGGAGCAATTCGAAAGATTATATGGTGGTCCTAATAACCATTCCGACTTCCCACTGCTTTGTGAACTAGCCCTCACTGCTGGTGCAATGCTTAGGGTTTGTAAAATCACTGGCGATGGCTCTTTGCCTGCAACTGCTTCTATCGAAAACCCCACTAGTGAAGTACTTGCTTCTTTCAGTTCTAAAGGGGTTGGGGAAAAATACAATGATAATTTGACAGTGACAGTGGCTAAGGCCACGGACCTACATCCTGATCACTTTAATCTGACGGTTTCCCTCTTGGTGCAATCTATCAATGGTGACCAGACTATTATCGAATTATACGAAAACCTTGTAAAGGCTGCAGACCCCGCTGCCCCTTACACTTGGCTAAAGCCCGTGGTAGATAACTCTGCCCTCGTGGATGTACACTACGCAGACTTGGGCCTTATAGGGGGAGATCTTCTTCCTATGAACCAGGAACAGAAAGCAGCAGGTGGGGTAGATGATCTTGCCATTGATGAAGGCCACTATGCAGGAAGCTCAGTGAACAAGACTGGGTTACACGCTTTTGATGCTTACTCAGATTCCTTTGTGATTGCTACTCCTGCAGTTAGTGAGGCAGAGATCGTAAATATCTTCCAAGTAGGAAAAGGATATGCAACCCAGAGGGAAGACTTAATATACTTCTACGCATTCTCAAACACCTTAGATACAGCTACAGAGATTACCCAACACTTGGACACTCTGATCGGAAACCGTTTCTCGGGAAGCTTCGGAGGAGGGGTAGAGGTTATCGACCCAGTAAACGGGGGAACAAAAGAAGTTTACACAATGGGAGAACTTCTAGGGATAGTAGCTACTTCCCATACTGATAACGGGGTTTGGGTTTCTCCTACGAATACTAATGGAGATTTTTCACAGGCTATCCGGGTTGTTAATGATTTTGGATCTCCTGCTAGTATGGCCGACAGAAACCTTATTGCTAACTCTGGCGGAAACATGGCGGTGAACGATGACGGGGCAATTACCCAATGGGACTTCTATTCGATGGTTTCGAAGGATAACACATCCAAGTTTTTAACCATTGTATTCTTGGAACTTTACATAAAGAAAATGCTAAGGCAGTACCTTCGTCCGTTCCTTACTAAGCCTAACCACCCTACTCAATGGGCCGCCATGTATACAACTGTAACTCCTTTCTTGGATAGCTTAGTTGGGGATGTTGCCCTATACGGGTATGAGTGGATTGGGGACCAATTTGCTACTTCCTTGGATGACCTGGAGGTTAACAATCCTACAGACGTAGCTAATGGAAAGTACAAAGCCAAGCTAAAGGCTGTCACTGTTTCTCCTATGATAGAGATAGAGATAGATATTGAATTATCTGGGACTCAGATAACCATCAGCTAGGCCAAAACGGAAATCTTAATCTTTTAAAATCACAATATCATGTCAAGAACAATAAAAAATCCAAGAAAGAAGTTTAACTTCAAGATCACCATAATGGATCGTCCTGATATCCAAAGTTTTGGAGCACAAGACGTCACTATGCCCGAGACTAATATCGAGCCAGTAGAACATGGGGAGGGGAACACTACTTATAAGTCTCCCGGCCTATTCTCCACAGGGGTTCTAACAGTCGACCATATTATTCCCACAGACACCAATTTTAATGACTTCTTCTTTAATCTCCAGCTGGCTGCCCAAGACCCTTTAAATGGGAATACTGGCCATCCCGAACTATACGAGCTTATGATAAGGGTCGACGAGGTAGTATGGGTTAATAACGTTGCTGTCCCCACTAGTACTCGCTTCCTAGAAGGTTGCTGGGTTACTAAGATAAATGGTAGAGAGTATTCAGCCACTGCTTCAGAGAATGTGGTAGAATCTCTTGAGTTCGCTGTCCAGGCTATGTCTAATACTCCTCCGGTAGGTAGGGGAACTAACCCTACGGGTGGGCTCGCTTAAGCAAATAATTTCACATAAATAATAAGAGAATGAAAACAACTGAGATTTTAACACCCTCTGGCTTAAAGCTAGAGATTAGAGAGACAACTGGTGCAGATGATGACCTGTTTTCCGGAGCAACAGCTCGAGACTATGACATTATCAACCAGTTTGTTTCTACCATTATTGTAGGAGGAGATTTAGGGAAACCATCCCCAACTAAAGTAAAGAAGATGTTATTGCGTGATAAGTACTTCACTATACTTTCTTCTAGGATCTTCTCTTTGAGTCCTATCCTATACTTTACACATGCTTGGGAAGAAGGCCAAAAACCCGAAGAATATGCAGTTGATTTATCTGAGTACATTTGGGATTACACTAAGCCTGTTCCGGAAGAGAATGATCCAAAATACTTTGACCAGAGAATTCTTCCGTATCCTGAAAATATGGATAAGATAGAATTCGTAGTAGGAGACAAGAAATTCCAAATGGATTTCCTCACAGGAGAAGGAGAAGCATACTTACTGGAGCTACCCCCTAGCCAACGTTCCATTAATCAGCAGCTATCTGCCAGGAACCTATCTATGGAGATCGCTGGGGAATTTAAGAGGGTAAAAAACTTCGGCCAGCTTTCTGCTAGAGAGATGGTAACTATCCGGGGTAAAGCTACAGAATTGGACCCCGAAGTACAGGGCCTAGTCACAATCAGTAACCCTTATACGGGAGAGGTTTTAGACCTTTCAATCCTGGGGATAGTTGATTTTTTCTTCCCAACGAAGATCTAGAAGCTCTATATCACAAGCTTTGTGTAGGACACCTTATGATCTCTTGGGCAGACTTCTTACAAATGGGGACGTCAAGGGTTAAAAGGTTTTCAAACCTAATCGATGAATACAACGACTTTCAAGAAGCACACATCAAGAAAACCATAGGCTAATAAAGCTTGTGATACTATTTATTCGTTATGCTATTAGGAGCAAATAACCGACAGTTAGCCCTCGGAGTTAGGGTAGTTTTAAAGGACCAGTTTTCAGGGCCTACTCGCAGGATGTCGGCAGCCTTAGCGGGCTACCGAAAAGAGTTTGCACAAGTCCAGACTACTTTAACTAATACCCGTAACATAGCTCTAGGAGTAACCACTGCTGGGGTAGCAGCTTTACGAGGGCTAAGCTCCATGGTACAAAGTGGGGCTGAGTTCTTGTATACAATGAAAAGTGTACAAGCGATTACTCGAGGTACAACCAGCAGCTTAACAGACCTTACCAAGGTAGCCAAGCAACTCAGTTTAAGGACTATATTCGACCCTAGAGAGATCGCTTCTGGGATGCGTTTTATGGCGATGGCGGGCCAGAGCATGATTAAGATTAAGGCTACTATTGCTGATGCTGCTAACCTAGCGGGTGCTACTATGACCCCATTAGCTGGGAAAGGGGGTGCTGCTGATATCCTTACTAATGCCCAGAAAGCTTTTGACTGGTCTGGGAAAGACTCTACACAGATTGCTGACGTATTGACTAAGGCTGTTACATCAGCTAACGTATCTTTAGTAGACTTAGGCAACTCTATTAGATACGTTGCGGCTACCTCTCGAAGCTTAAAGATCATACCCGAGGAAACTATCGCCCAGATAATGGCCTTAGGAAATGCGGGTATACAAGGGTCTATGGCAGGTACTGCGATAGAGAACTCTATGAGGTATATTGCTGCTTCTCTAGGATCTGGCGCTACTAAGAAATCCAAAGCTGCTTGGGCTCAGTTGGGTTTATCTAAGAAAGACATCCTAACTACTACTGGGGATCTACTCCCCATGTGGGAAATCTTGGGAAAGATAAAGTCCAGGATGGTAGATCTGGGTTCGATTGAGCAACAGAACATCTTGCAAGCTATCTTTGGAGTTAGAGGTAAAAGGGCAGGAGCAACTCTCCTTAATAACTTGGGCGAGGTTAAGAGGTTCTACGAGTCTCTTACTGACCCATCTACTTCTGGGACTGCTGCCGGGACTATGGCGATGATGATGGACACTTTACTAGGGGATATCAAAATCTTGGGAGACTCCTTTTCTGTACTGGGAGTAACTATTACAGAGGCTCTAGGACCCCAGCTTCACTCCTTCCTTACAGGGCTTAGTTCTATTTTACAAGGGGTAACAAAGTTTATCGAGACTCCTGTAGGGTCTTTCCTTACTAAAGTGGCAGTAGGAATTATAGCAGTCACTACTGCCTTAGGAGGTTTAGCCCTAGTTGTTTCTCAATTACGAAAGCTTAGGATAGGGGCTGCTAACTATATAGGTGCTTTAGCACAGACTGGGGCTGTCCCCAGTATGGCTGGGCTAGTAACTCCTTTTACAGGCTACCCCAGGGGACCTGCTAGCGGTCCTTCCTCCAGTTTAACTAGCGGCCCTCATGGACCGTATTGGGGGAGGATGAATAGGTCCTATGACTCCTACGCGGCTAATGGTTTAAAGTCGTATAACAAAAGGGTCATTCCTGTACAGCCTTTACTAACCCCCATGCGAGGAGTCAGCTCTAAGTTGCCTAAGATAGTGGGGGGAGTATCTAAACTAGCTAGAGTAGGAAAAGGTTTACTGGGGATACTAGGAGGGCCCTGGGGTATAGCTATAACAGGCATCTCTCTCGCACTTCCCTACATTATTGATGTCTTCTCAGGGAACTCTGAGGCTACCAAAGAAAACACTAGAGCTCTGAGAGAAACTAAGCTAGACTTTAAGATGGGCCAACTATACACTCTCATACAGGGTATGAGTGTAGCAGGTGCTACCCAGCGGCTAGTGGAGTTAGCTGAAGCTCAACTCCTCCTTTCTGCAGATAATGGAGAAGCTTTGAGGGAGGCTATTAGGCAAGGGGACACTGATGCTATGCTAGCGAACATGGAAGTAGATGTAACTGTAGGAAAATTTTAAACATGGAAGGATATTTAGTACATAAGAAATCAACAAAGGGGCTTTCCTTACATAGGAACATTCCTAGACAACGTGGTTACGAAAGCATAGCCGGAGTAGAAGGCCCACAACCCCAAGGGCTTTCCATAGCCTCATCTTTTGAGAAGTTTCAGAAAGCTATAAAAATATATATTGTGGACCCCTTTAAAGCTGCTGAAATTGGAGCAGAGCCCCACGTTATCTTGGACTTCATTCCTACAGAGTTAGACTACAAGGTTACAAGTTCCTTTCCCGCTATTAAACTGCTTGGGCGGAATAATCCTAAGTACCATTACGGAGGTAGTGAAGACTCTCTATCCTTTGAGATAGACTGGTACCACTTTTCCAGAGACACCGTCATAAACAAGTGTAGGGCAATAGAAGCTTTGACTAAAGCGGATGGGTATGGGAAGAGGCCTCCCATAGTGTATATCAAGTGGGGTACCGGAAATTCCTTGTTCGACAAACATTTCTTTATAGTGGTATCTGCTCCTTATAAACTATCCCACTTTTCTAAGAATCATATCGCCCCCAATGAGTATTACCGACTACGTAACCTGGGTGGTTTTTACCCTACTTATGGAAAGCAGGTTGTAACTTTAAAAAGGATCACTTCCCATTCTTTAACTTGGAAGGAGATAATGGCATGATATACGAAAAAGCTTACGTAGTACAGAACGAAGATAGGACTCTTACCCTACAACCCATTTTTCAACTATCCCAGTTGATTACAGGGGTACTAGAGTATAGGGTAAAGCATGGAGACACTTTGTTCTCTATAGCGAACAAAGAATTCAAAGACACTAATAAATGGTATGATATCGCCCAGCTTAACCTTCAGTTAACTGACTTGGTAGTACTAACCCCAGGGGCTATCATAAATCTTCCTAAATATGGTTAAGTTACCCCAAGTAGAAATCCTTAGGTCAGCCTTACAGGGTGAGGAAGCTTACGTACAGCTTCTTACTTATGCTGGAGTTAGCGTAGCTAGGGAGTACTTAGTAGACTTCTCTTACGAATACAACATACAAGGAGCAGACTCTGCTTCCTTTACTTTACACATCCCCTCTACTGCCATATCCATAGCCCCTTTTAAACGGGGCAGTACCCTCCTACTTCGCTGGGGTTACAGTGGCCTATCTAAAGAGTATTGGGCAGAGCAAGAGGTCGCTATCGACAAACTCTTAGTTACTACAGGGGCTAGAGGAACTACCATTAAAGTCCTTTGCATAGACGTAGCAGCAATGGAGACTAAGAGTCCTCCCAAAGCTATTGATACTGAACAAGCTTTGCTTGAGAAAAACTTCCCCTATGTAGCTACCTACTACGATAGGACTGCAGGTAAAATGATCTATGAATACTTTAACCCCACTACTAAAAAGAAAACCTTTTACGAGAAGTTCCTCAATGACGCTAGTGAGGCTGCATGGAAAGACGCAAAGGACTGGCTAGAGAAATTGGAAGAGGGAGAGGTTCCAGACGACATAGAGCCTTGTACGGAGTACAGGGAAGTAATGATGTCCGCCAATTCTAAGACAATCATATACAGGACTGAAAAACGTATAACCCGTAAGACTCGAGCACACATGAACGAGGGCCTACAAAAGCTAGTCTCTAAAGTTCTCCTACAAGAGGCTGGGGTTAGGCTTATCGGTACTAGGGACAGGAAAGTAATCATTACTTCAGGTATCCGAGAAAGGCCTTCAGCCTTTACGTTTGTTCCTAGCAGTGCTATCAGCCTAGTGTACAAAGAACTTCCTAAAAAATTAGCCACTGAGTTTACTGAGACTCTCCAAGTGGACCCCATAACCGGTGCAGTGAATGTAGCTACCTCGGGGATTCATGAGGGGTACTCTATTAACTTTGCCCAACATGGTAAGGACTTCGAGAAGGTACCCATAATATATAAAGACGGACAGTATGGGTTTCTAGTGGTAGACCCAGAGACAGACGCTAAGACCTTCCGGGCCTTGAGTAAAACTACTAAGGAAGCTTTTATGAAGCAGGTTCAGGTAGATGAAGCTAAAAAAAAGAATGATAAACAGAAGTCCAAAATCCTTATTGAGGATATCCAGAGCTACAATTTTAATAAAAAAGATGACCCAAAGGTTTTAGCAATGGGGCTTTCTGACCTATACCGAGAGAGGGGTATCCCCTTTTCTGCGGAAGATATAGGCATTGAAGGTAGTGATGCTGCTATTACTTTTAAGGCTACTCCTAAGAGGTTAGATTTAAGCTTGGGGGAAATAGTCCAAGAGAGAATGGAGGCGATCTATAAAGCAACGGGAGTAACTATTAAGCTAGAAGGAAACCCAGCTTTACGAGGAGACTTCAACTTTTCAGTACGTGAAAATATAGCAGAGCTAAATGGGGATTACTTGGCCTTAAAAATAGCCCATAAAATATCTCCCTCAGGGTACTTCGTATCTTTACTTGGGGGGCTTATCCCTGACTCTATTAGCCAAGTGATAGAGGAAGAGGTTGTATCTAAGACGGGTAGTATCCAACAACTCCTTAAGGATACTGACACCAAGCAAGAGGTAGCTGAAGCCTTTAACCTTTACGACACTTACGACCCCGCTTACAAATACTTAGACAACCCTTTCATACAGAGTCACAAGGCTTGGATTATGTTAGGACAAGACTGGCTACGCAAAGCGGACTACGATATTTTACAGAAAAAGTGATGGATATACTTGAGGTTGTACAACACATTATTACATACGGCCTAGAACGGTTCGGCCTTTTTTACTCTACTTATTATGGGTATGTAGTAGATACTAAGGACCCTCACCAAGTAGACAGGATATCTGTTATTATCCCAGAGGTACTTGGGAAGAAGAGCCCCGCCGTTGCAGCTCTACCTCGCAATCAATACTCAGGTCCCGGGTATGGGTCCCACCTTCTACCTAAAAAGGGAGACCAAGTGATAATAACTTTTCGCCATGGGAATCCTAGTTACCCTCTCTGGAGTTTCTCAAACTTCCAGGTAGACCAAATCCCTGAGGAATTTAAAGAAGAGAATGTTATTGGATTTGTAACTCCTAAAGGATCTAAGGTAATCTTTAAGGAAGGCGAGGCTGACGAGGAGGAAACTATTTTACTACAGACTCCCAAGGGGACTAAGTTTTTCTTTACAAACGACGAGCTAACCTTAGAGACAAGCCACGGGGTGAAACTTAAACTATCTGAGAAAGCTATTGAGGCAGGGAAGCAAGAGTTACACCACTTACCCAAAGCTGAAGACACCCAGGCTATTTTAAAGGACCTCCTAGACCTCATAGATAATTGGTCTAAGACTATCATCGTAGATCCTGGTTCACACAAGAATCAGGTGCCTTTTCAGAATCCTGCTACTGCTGTTCCTCTAGCAAAACTCAAGCAGGATATCGAAAATAACATAACCAAGTATACTTAAGCATTCTACTAGCATATATTTTTATTAGTGTGCAACTTAAGTAGCTTAGAGGAAGCCTAAGGCATCGCCAAAAGCAAACAGGATACATATATTATATATGCAATTTTAATAGTTAACTAGGAAGTAATATTTCCTAAAAAAGAACGAGTAAACAACTACTTATTATAAATGGACAACCAATATGGTTTATACTTTCCCTTAGTTTTAGAGGCGGGTACCCCTATTAAACCCTCTCTAGTGGATAGCATTGACTCCTCTGTACGCATTATCCTATCTTGGGCTATTGGGACCAGGAACTTTGAGAACTATTTTGGAACTCCTCTCAAAGCAATGCTGGGTAAGCCCAGTTCTGTAGAAAGGCTAACCGCTATCCAGATGTATCTTAGACAAGCTTTCTCTATGTGGGAAAGGAGGCTATTAATTGAGGATATAGCTATAACAGCCTCTGAGAGTGGGAAGCTTAGTATAACCATTACGGGTACCATAGTATCAAACGATTCACCTTACACTTTAACAGAAACATTATGAAAATAACCACAAACTGGGTCAGTTACGTAGACAGGGCAGCTAGGACAATAAAAGCTTCCGTGTTGAAGAACCTTGGTGTAGCTGTTCCCGAGCTAACAGACAAGTCCCAGTCAAACCTCTTGATAGTCTTAGTGGATATTTTTGCTGGGGTAAGCGAACTCTTAAACTATAACATCGATGTAAACATTAGGGAGCTCTTCCTCCCTATGGCCCAGAGATTCTCTAGTGTCTTAACTTTAGCCTACGCAGCAAACTACAATGGGAAGGCTAGAACTTCTGCTTTTGCTTCTATGTTGATCACGGCTCTTGACCAGGACGACAACCCAGTAGCAGTCCCTCAGGATATTGTAATCCCAGTAGGAACCACTTTTACGGATAGAGAAGGCCAGGAATGGCACACTGTATATGAAGTTACTTTCCGAAAAGACTACAAGACACTGATGGTAGAAGTAAAACAATTCTCCACTGTATTGGACAAAAACTTGGGAGTATCAGATGGCTCATTGAACATGCGATATGCACTGGAGGACAGTTATGCAGAAGGCTCTTTAGATGTGAAAGTAGGAAATGACTATTGGCAAAGAGTAGATGACCTAGGGTTCTCTACCCCTGATAGCGAAGACTTCCAGGTAAGGATGCACTTAGACGGAAAGATTTATTTGGAGTTTGGGGATGGAACTACCGGGAAAGTACCCATGATAGGGGCTCCCATATCTATCAGTTACCAAACCACAGGTGGACCATTAGGGAATGTCCCTCCAGATTCTATAATCACCTTAGATGGAAGCTTACCTAAGCCTCATCCCATAGCAGATTATTCCTACACTAACCCCAATTCGGGATATGGGGGTAAGGCAATAGAGGGAATCGAAGACTTGAGAAAAGCAATACCCTTATCTTTAAGAACCCTGTATAGAGCAGTCTCTACTCAAGATTACTTGGATATTACTTTACTGGCCCCTGGGGTTCGAGGTGCTAACATCGCATTTGACTGTGGGCTAGGGGTTATGCTTTTTGTAGTAGCAGAAGGAGGAGGTAATCCTACACTTGCTTTCCTAAGTGAAGTAAAAGCCTTCGTAGAGAGGCGGTCAGTAGCTGGGCTAGCTCTCCAGGTTTTACCATCTGGTGAAACACATGTAAAGGGAAAGATGACCATTAAAGGGAAATATAGAGTATCTAACACCACTATCAAAGCCGCAGCTGAAGCTGCCTTACTAGACCTGTATTCACCATACAGATCCCAAGCTAACCAAGATGTTAGGCAATCAGACATCATAGCCACTGTAGATAACCTCCCTGAGGTAGACTACTTAGTCCTGGACCACTTCTCGGCAGTACCTTACCTGAGACCTAGCAACCTATTGATTGATCTTCCATATACTATAGAGATCCTACCAGGATCCACAACAACCTTTAGATGGAAACTTTATTTCGATAGCGTATCATCTAAGTTTATGTTATATAAAGAGGGAATCTTAGTCCAGGAGGTACACGTAGGAATACAGTATACAATAGAGGGGATAATAAGTATATATATTCCATCTATCCCCTCGAACCTTCTTAACAATGATTACTGGACCTTCGCTAGCTATGCCTACAGTAAAGACATCGTATTAAATGATATGTCCATCCCTATTATAGGACCTGGAGATTTCGAATTTGAAATAATTGAGACCAATGGGTAGACTACAAAGATTTTTCTTCGACTCCTTACCTGCGTATTTCTATCACTATGATACTTACAAGGACGCTAATAAGGAAGGACTACTACAAAGATTCCTATCAGTACTCCAACAAGAGTCGGAGGTAGACGAGGAAGCTATTAGGAATATGCTTACGGCAGTGTTCCCAGAGACAGCTAAGAGAGAACACCTGGACTACATTGCTTATGCTCTAGGATTACCCCCACTCTTGGTACTAGACAATGACCAAGTATTCAGAAAGGTCTTGGCCCATAGTATAGCTATGTATCGGTACAAGGGAACGATAGAGGGGCTTAGAAGGTTCTTCAGAATATGGGGGTTTAATGTAACTATCACAGTCACTTCCCCAGACAAAATCCTATACGATACAGGGTTAAAGTATGATGACATATATTACTATGACCAAAGTTGTTCTAAGTGTATCAGTGTAGATATCTTGCTAATGCCTTTTACCCAGCCTGCACATGATGCTTTAAATGACCCTGACTTCCCAGATAGGGTAGTGGGTGCTCTGAACTCTATGGCTCCAATTTTCTGGAGGTCAGTAACAATAAACTCTAGCATAGCATATCTGGTGAACGAAGATGCTTACATAATTACTTCCGACAGAGGAAGGTTAATCGCTTTTAAATAATAAAACTATGCCTAATCCGAATGCAAGTGGGGATATATATGAAAATTCCCTACCAGTAAAACCAGTAGCTGACTTAACAGATTACATAAGAATCCTTACAGGGGGTAGGTCTTACATGTCCCCTGTAGCGTCGTTCCATCAAAGACAGATACAAGGCCTAGCTTATTTAGCTACAGATCCCGGTACACCTGACACTTTTGATACGTGGTTAGCGATAGACTTGGGGGTATATGTAAATTTCGGAGGAGTAACAGCTAACCCAAAAGACTTATTAGTATGGGATGGGACTCAGTGGGTAGTAGTCCCAGGAGCTGATGCTGGGTTCTGTACTTGCGTAGATATCGACCCAGAACACCTTCCCAATCCCCCCTCTGGAACTTATTATGTAGGGATCTGGGATGATAGGCCTTGGTTTAAAAACTCCACAGGAAATATACGAGAGTTCTTAACTAAGCCCTGGTTGGACGTTAACTATATCGACCTCACTATAGAGCTCTCTGCAGATAGCTACACACCTTACGTTGGAACACAAATAACTGTATCGGTTTCGATAAGAAACAATGGGAACTTACCGGATACTGGAGTATACATAGGTCTCCCTGCACCTTCTGGGATGGTTTACGTAAGTGATAATGGTTCTGGAGTCTTTGACCCAGTTACCCAAAGATGGACTGTAGGAAACTTCCCAGCAGGACAACACAGGGTACTGGAGATAGTGTATCAAATAAATACCTCGAATCTCTTGGAGTATACTGGGCATATACAGGGAGACGGAATAGATAGCCATCCTTTAAATAACACGGATTCTATATCTATCCTGGCAAAGGAGGCAATAGACCCCGCTTACTATGGAAAGAATGTTAGTGGTACTCCTCCTACTCCTGCTGAGATACAGGCCGGCACAGCAGTACCTTCATATCCTACTTCCCCTAACCAATTTACTTTCCCACCTAATATTGAAGGACAGTTCCTATGGGTAGCTATCCCAGATGCTTCCTTCCCAGGGGATTTTAATAAATGGGAGGATGTACAAAATACACTAAACAGAGGTGACATAGGTACTGGACTCTCAGGAACAGGAGCAGACTTTATAACCCGTATCCTTGGTTTAACCCCTGTAGGAGGGGTTGACTATGTAATCTACATGTCTAATTACCTATCCTACTTTAAAAATGATTTGAAACTATATAAAGAATAGAAACATGGCCATACCTTTTAATGAAGCTTTGTGGGCCGCCTTGCAAGCCCCGCTAGATATTAAGAACTTTGTAGGGGACTTAGCTACCTACCCATTCCTCAAGTACGCAAAGAAAGAGGATATAGAGATGTACGTTAGATATCCAAATATGGTAGTGACAGACTTGGATACTGGAATGGCTTATACTTTAGAGAATGGGATTACCAATGGGGACTGGGCAGAGCTACCAGATTACTGGCATCGTAAGATCCAAGCAAGAGTTATTAGGGATGGGGACCAGGCTATTGTACAGTGGTACGATGGAAATGTTTGGCATGATACTCCCATAAAGATCTCTACAGACGTAGATAATATTGCTACTATCGGAACTGATGGAGGCCTTTTTGTCCCAGCCTCTTCTGGATCAGGAAAGTTCTTAAGTAGTGTAGATGCTGCCCACCTAGCCGCAGTCTTATTTCA